GGTGAAGTAGATCATCCAGATGACCTAAAGATCAATTTGGACCGTGTCAGTCACATGATTACAGAAATGTGGATGGACGGTCCAAATGGTTATGGCAAGTTTAAGATACTGCCAACACCCATGGGACAACTAGTAAGAACTATGTTAGAAAGTGGAGTTAAGTTGGGAGTAAGCAGTAGAGGATCCGGCAATGTCAGTGGAGATGGTACTGGCAAGGTCAGTGATTTTGAGATTATCACAGTGGATGTGGTAGCTCAACCAAGTGCCCCAGGGGCTTATCCGACACCAATCTATGAACACTTAATGAACAATCGTGGTGGTCTTAGAGCCTTACGCATAGCGGAGGAAGTGAAGAAAGATCCCAAAGCACAGAAGTATATTAAAGAGAGCCTATTATCAGTAATAGGCAAGCTCCGATAACAAGAGGAGAATCACAATGTTGGATGTATTAAAAGGCTTATTTGAAAACAATGTGATTAGCGAAGACATTCGAGCACAAATTGAGGAAGCATGGGAAGCCCGTGTAGCCGAAAACCGTGAACAAATATCACAGCAACTAAGAGAAGAATTTGCTCAGCGTTATGAGCATGATCGCGGTGTTATGATTGAAGCCATTGACAGAATGGTAGCAGATCAACTAGCACCTGAAATTGCTGAGTTCGCGGAAGATCGTAAACAATTAGCCGAAGCCAAAGCCAAGTATGCAATCAAAATGAAGCAGGACAGTGCAGTTCTAAAAGAATTTATAACACGTAGTCTTGCCAAAGAAGTCAAAGAGTTGCATGAAGATCAAAAGTCTATGGCTAGCAAATTCTTCAAACTAGAAGAGTTTGTGGTTGAAGCCCTCGCTAATGAAATTGCAGAATTTTATGCAGATAAGAAGGACCTATCTCAGACCAAGGTTAAGTTAATTAAAGAAGGTCGTCAGCAGTTAGGAAAGATGAAGAAAGAATTTGTAAAGCGTGCCGCAGTAATGGTCGAACAAGTTGTTACAAAGAGTTTAAACAATGAACTTGTACAACTTAAAGAGGACATTGAATCAGCACGTAGAGCAGACTTTGGTCGTAAGATATTTGAAGCATTTAGCAACGAATACCAGAATAGTTACTTAAATGAGAAATCAGAATCAAGTAAATTGCTCAAGGTTATAAACAAGAAAGACTCCGCTATTACTATGGCTAATACAGTAGCAGTGAAGGCACAGAGAGTCATAGAAAGCAAAGATATGGAAATTCGTCGTCTAAAAGAAGCAGCCAAGCGTAAAGAAGTTATGAGTGAACTGCTTGCTCCATTAGGCGCAGAACAAAAGGGAATTATGAGTGAACTTTTAGAGAGCGTTCAAACAACACGACTAACGGAAAGTTTTAACAAGTACTTACCAACAGTTATTGAAGGTAGTACAGGAATAACTAAGAAAAGACAGGCACTTGTAGAGGCAAAAGAAATTACCGGTAACAAGGTTACCACACAAAAGACAAACAGCAGCGAACCCGATAGTAACATCGTTGATATCCGTCGCCTAGCTGGACTTAATTAAGGAGAAAGTAATGTCTGAACTACTAACAAAGCGTTGGCAGGAGACAAAAGAGGCTCTACTCGAAGGCCTCCAAGGCACAAAAAAATCAGTGATGGGTGTAACTCTAGAGAATACTCGTAGGTATCTCGCAGAAACCGCAAGCGCTGGTACTACTTCTGCTGGCAACGTCGCAACTTTAAACCGCGTGATCCTTCCAGTGATCCGTCGTGTTATGCCAACCGTTATTGCTAACGAGTTGGTTGGTGTACAACCACTAACTGGACCAGTTGGTCAAATCCATACTCTAAGAGTTCGTTATGCTGATTCTGTTGGCACAGGACCTGATGGAGCAGTTGGAACCGTAGCTGGTGAAGAGGCACTAAGCCCATTCAAGATTGCTGAACAGTACTCCGGTGCTTCTAGTGGTAAAGCCGCTAGTACAGCGACCATGGAAGGTGTGGCTGGTCGTAGAATGAGCATTCAGATCCTCAAGCAAACAGTTGAAGCGAAAACTCGTAAGTTAAGCGCTCGCTGGACATTTGAGGCTGCACAAGATGCACAAGCCCAACAAGGCATTGACATCGAAGCAGAAATTATGGCTGCTCTAGCACAGGAAATTACTGCTGAAATTGATCAGGAAATCCTACAAAGTCTAAGCACATTAGCAGGTACTGCTCTTGTAACTTTTGACCAAGCAACAGTAAGTGGTACAGCCACATTCGTTGGTGATGAACATGCTGCTTTAGCAGTTCTAATCAACCGTGTTGCTAACATTATTGCTCAACGCACACGTCGTGGTGCTGCAAACTGGGCAGTAGTAAGTCCACTAACATTGACTATTCTACAAAGCGCAACAACAAGTGCATTTGCTCGTACAACAGAAGGTACATTCGAAGCACCAACTAACACCAAGTTTGTTGGTACATTGAACGGCGCAATGAAAGTATATGTAAACACATATGCAAGTGATGCAGATCCAATTATTGTTGGATACAAAGGTAGCAGCGAAAGCGATGCACCTGCATTCTATTGCCCATACATTCCATTGATGAGCAGTGGTGTTGTATTGGATCCATCAACTTTTGAACCAGTCGTATCATTTATGACACGTTATGGTTATGTAGAGTTGACAAATACAGCAAGTTCTCTTGGTAACGCAGCAGATTATCTAGGCAAGGTAGGAATTAATCGTCCTAATGTTAAGTTTAGTTAATCTCAACTAGGAGATTTGTAATATTAAAAGGCACCTTTTACGGTGCCTTTTTTATTAAATATGCATACTTTTTAGGAACCATTATGGATATAGAGTTGCATATTTTTACTAACAGTACAGTGAACGCACCAGATACTTGGCACATAGAAAATACATATCGTAGTTTTAAAGAAACTTGGAAGAAGGATATACCAGTTACAGTATGGTGTGATCGTAACCCAAACAAAGAACGTTGTGAGGAATATATTGAAGCGCTGCGTAAATTATTTCCCATTGTAAACACTGAGGTAGGTGGCTTAAGTCACGGATATCATCAGGCAGTAAATGGAAGTAAAACAGAATTTTTGTTCATGTTAGAACACGACTGGGAGTTTTATGCTGATCGTATACCACATACCTTAGATCAAATTATAGATGGTATGCGTAAAGATAATATTCTACATATGAGATTTAATAGAAAGCAGGCCAATGAGCCAGATGTTCACGCTAGTTTTGGACACGATATAGAGTGGGAAGATTATGAAGGCAGTGTATTTCCCTATGCTATGGTAAAGCAGGTAAGCAATAATCCACATATTATTAATAGGCAGCGTTGGTTAGATGAAGCAGCACAGCACACACATTACATTAGATTTGGCGGTGAGTATGGATTAGAAGAATACTTAACAGCCAGTCCTATTCGTGGTGCAATATATGGTCCAAGAGGTCATCCACCAACTATTAAACATACTGATGGAAAAGATCCAGAGTTTAAAACAAATAATTAGTATAAATAATTAGTCGTAAGGACTTATGCTGTACCCGCAGCGTAGACTTAGAACGTCAACAAGGAGAAAACAATGGGACGTCCATTAACCAAAGATATAAACGGTGTTAGAGTTCTCGGCACATTTGGAACTAACACAGCAGGTGATAAAAGTGCAGGTATTAGAGTAAGTGGTAGGTTTGGTGGCACCACTAACTCAGATTATTTTTTAGTAAAACAGCGCGGCGCAAAAACATATATTGTTAGCCGCGATGGCTCAACAATGCAATTAGGTGTATTAGTTTCCAGCGTGGTCAATAACGGCGATATCGTTATCTTAGGTAGCACACAAGGTCTTACTCCTGGCAATATTGCTATTGCTAAATTGACCAAACGCATTGCTACAGATTTTAGTGGTAATCGTTATAAATGGTATCTAAGCAACTATGAAGATAGTAGTGGTGATACACTAGTTTTAATTCCAGTGTAATATGTCAAAAGTTCTACGTATTTCCCAAGGTGGTTATAAGATTATAACTGAACCAGGTTCAGAAATTCTACTTGACACAGGTTTAGCGGCAGGTCAAGGAAGAATTACTGGCGACCTTATCGTAGAGGGTGATAGAACTGAATTAAATGTTCAAGTTTTAGAAGTAGAAGATAGAATAGTTGTTATAAACAATGTTCCAGGATCAACTAGTGATGGTATTGAGCTGTATAATGGTGATAGAACAGCAGGGATTGAAATACGTAGAGGTGCTTTAAATGCAGTAAGGCTAGTTTTTGATGATAATCAAAACTATTATCCTCCAAATAGTGTCGACCTAAACCAAGGGATATTTATTTTTAAAGGCACTGGTTTAGATAGCAATGTTAAAGGTATTAGAACAAACTATATAGAATCTGGTGATGGTAGTATTCATTTTAATGTTGGCAATGACATAGGGAATGATCCTTCTAAATTACAAGTAAAGATCAAAGGTTCTACTCCTTATAAAGAAAGAATAGGTGAGGATGATGATATTCCTAATATAGGATATATTAGAGAGTATGTTAGAGCCGAAGCAGGTCAGGCTATTATTGAAAGATTTAGTAGGTATTATGAAGATGATAATAATTTTTATGATACTAGGACAGGCGCAAGAGCCGAAGACGTAATTTCAGGTGATCTAGGTACAGGGATATTTTTTACAGTGGCCCAAGGCACTCCTGGTGCAAATGGTACATTAGGTCTTAATAGACAAGTTTTTGAAGTAGCCAGCGTTAATCGTAAAGGATTATTTGTTGGTGACGCTACTGCATTAGGTGCTAATAAGCCTCATCTAAAACTTTATGTAAATGAACCTGCTAATCCTTTAGATTCAAAATATAGTTATATTGAAACTGATAATGGACCATTAGTATTAAATCCTAATAATGGTCTAGTAAAATTAAAAACTAAAATGGAAATAGAACATTTGAATGTTGCAGAAACTAATCCACTACCAGAATCTAATTCAAATACAATTTGGAGTAGAGGTGATCAAGGTGCAGGTGGAACAGGGATTTATTTTGCTAATGTAACAACACAGGGTGAAATTTGTAGTGCTGCTAAAGCGTTAGTTTATGGATTAATATTTTAAGGAATAAATATGGCATTACTAAGTTCTTCAATTGGACAGACTGCTACTTTAATATTTGAAGTAAATGGTCTAGGTTTCAGAGACGATTATCCTGGAACAAGTTATGCTATAACCAGTATGTTTTTTTGCAATTTAAGTAACGATCCTACCAATTTAACCATATACTTAGTACCTAATGGAGCAAGTCCAACTAATAGTAATACTATTATGAAAAACTTAAATATTAGTGGATTAGATACTTTTGCTTTTGATACAGAAAAGATTATTTTAGACAACGGTGATAGTGTGTTCGCAGCAGCCACTAATACAGATATGAGTGTGGTATTAAGTATTGTAAGGGTTGCTTAATGAAATTCTATCGTACTCTAAGATTAAACAAACAAACAGCCAAGGCTACAGAACTGACTTATCGTACAGATGGTCAGATCATTATGGATATTCCTAATCCAAATCCAGGACAGCCTAGACCTGCAGGTCAACCAATTCTCAGGGCGTTAAGATTGCCAACTGGAACAGGTGATCCAGATTTTACACCAGGTACACCAGAAAACGAAAGACCACTAATACCTTATGATATTAATGGACTATTACGTTATAATACTAGTCTTAATGCGTTAGAAATTTATAGTAATGCTAGATGGTTGCAATTACGTGCTAAAGAACCAGCCAATATTGTACAGCAAACTTTTACACCTCCACCAACAGTTGGTTTTGATCCAACTCAAACTTATGTAGATGGTTTAGAAATATATTTTGGTCCATTGATTGGTCCACAAAATCAACCACCCTTTACAGAACGTAGTATTTTTGTCTATGTGGAAAATGTCCCACAAATACCTAATACTAATTATATTTTAGTTACTAGTGATCAATTTAACGGTAACTATGGTCCTTACCTAGCAGGTAAATACTTAAAATTTAACGAACCACCGCCCGCAGGTAAAAATATCACCGTAATTCACGGATTTGATTAATATTTTCCAAAAACTGATAAATAAAACTGAACAGTCAAGACTATCTTGATTGGTCTATTAAACTGTGGTAAACCAGCAAAGAGCCCGAAAGGGATGAGAATTTGGTTAACCGTGAAACACGGGGGATACGAGGAGCGTAAATGACCATTGGTCGTATTTCGGGTCAGCTCTTGAAGGATAATTTGCTCAGAGATCGAGTGAATTTGAGGTTCGAGAACGACTTATTATATTTGTTCGTTAATAGCGCCGATGCTGCTGACCATAAAGTTGGCATTAAGACCTCTAATCCCAGAGAAAACACAGCACTAGACGTAAACGGTAAAGCCTGGCTCAATGAACTTGAAACAGAGTTTTTTACTTCAGACCTAGTTGAAATTAACGACAATTACATAAAGACCACCATAGGTGATCTGGAACTAAGAGCCGCTACCAGTAATGATGGCATTAAAATTTACAATGATGTAAGAATAGAAGGAAATCTACATGCCACAGGAAACATTACAGCAGATGGTAGTTTAACACTAGGCGATGCTGATACAGATGATATTGTATTTCAAGCAGAAATTAATAGTAATATAATTCCAAATATAGATAATAGTTATGACCTAGGCAGTTTAACTAAATCATGGCGTAGAATCTATGTTGATAATATGAGACTAGGTGATCCAGAAGTCTCTGATGCTTATAATTTTGCACAAACCAGTATACCAGGATCAGGAACATTACCACCAAAAACTTTTACTGGTATTAATGATCCTACAAATTATACCAAAATTAATAATACGTTTTCAGAAGGTCATTTGGCTCTAAGTTCAAACGGTAATGGGCTTATCGAATTGATCAATGATACTAGAGTACATCAAGACCTAAACGTATTAGGTGACATTGCCACAGACAATGCAAATTATATTCTATTAGGAGATCCAGAATATGGTATACTGGATGGTGCAGTTGAAATGACACCACAAACTAGTTTAACAGATGGAGTTGCTCAATTAAATCTAACATTAACTTTGTTAGTACCACCAAGTCCACCTTCTTTTCCTAATAGTCAAAATTTAGCAGTACAAAATTTAGAATATAGGATGATAAATTTACCAGCAGGTAGCCAAACATTAAATGGTAATCCAATTACAGCGCCTGTTCAAGGTACAACAATTTTAGTTACTAGAGTTAATAATTTTTTTACCAGTACAGTTATAGAAACAGGTCCTGGTAACAGAGGAACTATCACTGTTAAAAGAAATCAAAATACAGCAGTAACAAAATTATTAAGTTATGGTAATAGTACTCAAGTAATTACAACTAAATTTACTGGCACAACTCTTGGCAGTGAAGAAGTTAAGTATACTCAACCAAGTGCTGGAGTATTAATTGTAGGTTACTTGATTAGAATAGATAACAGTCAAATTCCTTTTGGTGGTTTGCAACCTAATCAAACATATATTATCACTGCAATTAGCAGTAAAGTTATTAAAATGTCTACCTATAATACAACTACAGGTAGTATAGATACACCATTTGTGGCTACTAGTACAGCAACAGGAATTCTTAATTTTACAACTATTGATGATA